TTTATCCCTTGTTTATATTAATTATAGCAGGTTAGCGCATTATGTATTTAAGCGCTGATACCAAATCGTTTATTGCTTGTGCTGCTGTAAAGTATATGTTTTTCTTTGCCCTGTCAGATTTGTCAACATTAGCCATCCAAGTGGCTTTAAAAGACATTTTTGCTGCAATAGCCTGTAGCCTTACAATTTCAAGACTAGCAGCCTGAAGTGGAATATCTGGTTTTATAATAATCTTTGCAATCATAGTTAGGGCAACGGTCAATTCCTCATCTTGCATATAGTCTGCAATTTCTGTTAAACCATTTACCATGTCAAGTGTTGTTTTTTGTGATCCTAGTTCAGACATTATATTTCTCCTCTGTTAATTGTTCTAGCATATTCATTTCAATTATAGCAAGTCTTACCTTTGTATTACCTTCTCCAAGAATTACAATAATGGCTGGAGACTTATCTCTACCCGCTTGAATAGAATCAGTAACAGCCTTTGCCCATACGTCTTTGTTTAATGTAAAAGATTTGCTGGCTTCTTTAAAATCAACAACAAATTCACGCCATGTTGCATCACCTTTCTGTGTATTTCTACCAGAATTTTTATGCTGCTTAGCACCTATTCTTTTACTTTCGTTCTTTTCGCTCATAATCCTTCTTTGTTGGAGGTAATAGGTTAACTTTTGAAATATGTTTTTGTGTGCACATCCATGTTGCATCTCCAGTTTCTTGCCAATACCTTAAAGATGTTACAACTTCTTGACAAGTTTTACATGGCCACTTGCCAGGATATACGGTAAAATTTTGCTCAGGCATTAATTATTTTTTTCTTAAGTTGTTCTTGTAAATCTAAATCTTCTTTAACACGATCTATAAAACCATCACGACCTTGGACTTTTGTCCCATCATCTAACTGATACCATGCACCAGTTCTATTAACTAGCCCCATTGATTCTGCGGTATCAACTAAATCTCCTATTGCATCAATACCAATATTGTCACCTCTAAAATAAAAATCATACTCACCAGATTGGAACCCTGGAGAGGTTTTAGAGAATTGTAATTCCCAACGAATTTTTCTACCAATTTTTTCTTCAATTAATTTATCCCCCACCTTAATCTTTCCTTTAATTGCTTGATTTTCTGACTCAGAAGAAAACAACTTAATTACGCAAGATGAATAGAACTTGGTAGCCTGACCGCCAGAAGGTTGTTGACTTGTGTACATTGCATTAATATTATTTCTTGATTGTGAAATAAGCACAAGCAATGTAGGCTTTACTTTATTATTAGCATAGTTAAGCATTTTCCAGGCGTTGCTAAAGTCTCTAGACTCTGCACCAATTTGTTTTGTATTTTCAAGTGCTTTCATTTCGTCTGAATCTTTTTCAAAGTATATAGCAGGAAGCATTGAAGTAATTGAATCAATTACAATCAGGTCAACGCCAGCATTAATAAGACCAACACCAACATCTACCATGTCGCTAATAGTACGTGCTTGAGAGTAAATTAATTTTGTTGGATCTACCCCCATTTGTTTAGCCCAGTCTTCTGAGTAAGACATTTCAGAATCAATCCATGCACAAACCTTGCCTTCTGCTTGCGCTAAAGCAATCATCTGTAAACACATAGATGACTTAGCCGATGACTTACTTCCCCACACAAGCACTTGTCTGCCGTATGGCAGTCCACCTCCTAGTGCACGGTTTAATCCAAAACTTGGAGTTGGCTGATACTCAAAGTTAATTCCTTCTCCTGTGCCAAGACGTTTTCTAATTCTTGGGTCTAACTGTGATAGTACATCTTGTATATTAACTGACATTTACATCCTCCATAATTACCGTGCCATCTTTGGTTTTACCAAAACTAAATTTATACGACTTGCCTTCTTCAATATGCATATATGCTTTTGGAAATGCAGTAGGAAATACTGTTACTGAGTGCAGGTCTCTTGAAGTATCTGCCAAGGTTAGAGAAGCCATTTTCTTTCCAGCCTTCGTTATTCTTGATTTAAATGAAACAACAAACATCTCATCTTCTGTATAAGGTAATTGCTTATAACTTAAAAATTTAACAAGTGCATTTGTTGATCCTTTTACTTCATCAACAGGAATTGCAGAAACAATCCTATTGTCATTAGCAAGAACCAAGTAAGTACGACCTGTTTCAATAGTCGTTCCTTCTTCATCAAATATACCAACACTCCCAGTTTTGTCAAGAATTTCAACTCGTGACCATCCCTTTCCTCGTTTAATTGCTTTAACCATGCCCATTAAAATAAAAGATCCTTTTTCTTCAAAATCTTCAATTGATTGAATAAATGCATAATAGTGAGATGGAATAGAAATATTAAACTCTGGAAGATTTAGATACTCATAAAGATTTTCTTTAATGTCTTCATCGTTACGTGGATTATCAGAAAATGTTGCAGCACCAGTCAGCCTTAGTGCATTTAAGGCTCTACTGTTTACGCCATTACCTTTTGTAAATGTAAACTCTTCAAGTTGCTTATAACTATTAAATGGTCTTGCATCAATATATTTTTGTGCAATGTTGTTTGAAATAAATTTAATACCAGTTAAGCCAAAACGAATTCCCTTACCCTCAATTTTAAAATCTAAATCTGAATCATTAATATGTGGCAATTTAACTGAGATGCCCATACGTTTTGCTTCAATCAAATACTCTGTTCTACCATCCTTATCTTTTTCATTTTTAAGAAGGGCAAACATAAATTCAAGCGGATAGTAATATTTTAACCACGCCGTCCAATACGAGAGAGTAGAGTAAGCAACTGCGTGGCTTTTGTTAAACGAGTATCCCGCATGCTCTTCAAAGTCGTGCCAAAGGTCCAAGGCTTTATTAGGAGATATGTACTTACTCGCCCCAGCAACAAACCTATCTTGAAATATATTGAACTCTTTTGCATCTTTTTTCTTTCCAATAATCTTACGAACTTTGTCAGCCTCTGCCATTGTCATTCCACCAAGATAAACGCAAGCCTGCATAACCTGTTCCTGATAAAGGATACACCCATATGTATCATCTGTGAATTCTTTCATGGTTTGATGAACATAAGAAACGTTTTGCTTACCGTGTTTACGAGCAATATAATCTTTACCAATAGTATTCATAGCGCCTGGACGAACTAAAGCATTTGATGCTGCTAACTCATTAAAATTCTTTACTCCCATTTTTACTAGGAGGTTTGTATATGGTGTTGCTTCACACTGGAATACACCTTTTGTATACCCGTCTGAAAGCATCTCATATACTTTTGGATCTGCCATATCAATTGACAAAAGATTAATATCTTGATAATGATTTTGTTTAATCATATCAATACAATCTTTTACTACACTTAAAGTTTTAAGGCCTAATGCATCAATTTTAATAAGGCCAATCTTTTCAGCCTCTTGCATATCAACACCAACCACAGGAATGCGATCATCGGATCCAGGAGAAGAGCGAGTCTCCAATGGCGCATACCTAAATATTGGATTCTTACTAGTAACCACACCAGCAGCATGAATGCCAGTACCTCTAATACGACCACGTAACTGTTCTCCATAAATTTCTACCTCTGGATATTTTTCTCTAAACGATAATGTAGTTTTAGATGTGCAATATTCATCCCAAGTATCCACTAACTTTAATACTTTATTAACATCTGTTAATGGTATATCTAAAACTCGTGCAACATCTCTTACAACACCTTTATCTTTAAATTCAAGAAATGTAGCAATAGATGCTACGTGTCTATACTGTCTAACTAAATAATCTTTTACTTCATCACGACGGGCATCTTGAATGTCTGTATCAATATCAGGAAAGTCATTACGCTCTGGATTAATAAAACGAAAAAATAAAAGTCCATGCTCTAGTGGATCTATATCTGTAATGCCAAGCATATAACAAACTAAAGAACCAGCAGAGGATCCACGACCAGGACCAACTAAAATTCCTTCTTTCTTAGCCCAATTAATCATGTTTTGAACTACAAGAAAATATGGAGCAAATTTTTTATCTTTAATAATTTCAAGTTCTTCATCTAGTCTTAACTCATAAGAATCATTTCCTAACCAAGAAGATGTTAATTTTTTATCACTTAACGCTTGCCATGCTAGGTCTTTTAGTTGTTGATCTGGATTTTTATATTGAACAGGAAGTAAATTTAGTCCATCTTTAATGTCATAATCTTCTACTGTGTCTGCTAGCAATAGTGTGTTTAAGTATATGTCTTCTCTATCAATACCCTGTTTTTCCATTGCTGCTTTAATCTCTTCATACGAAAGAAGATGAATATCAAATTTGTTAAATGTTATATCACGATCATGACCATATAAATAATCAAGTCGTTCCATCATATCTGTTTTCTTTTTAGACTTTTCGTATGTTGCTTCTTTGTTTACTTTTCCATGTGTATTTAAAATCAACTTAAATTCTTGTATTTCTTTTTGCAATGTATCTGAATGATGACAGTCTGGTGTGACAACAACTTTTATATTAAACTCATCAGCAAGTTCAATAAGATATTTATTTATTTCTGGTGTATTGTGTGGCATAACCTCAATGTAATAATCGCTACCAAAATTATCTTTAAACCATGTAATATGTTTTTTAGCAAGTGCAAATTCTTGTTCTTCTAATGCTTTAACAATAACGCTACTAGGACAGGCAGAGGTTACAATAATTCCTTCTTTATACTTTTTAAGAATCTCAAAGTCAAACCTTGGTTTCTTAAAAAATCCATCTGTCCATGCAATTTCACTAATTTTGTTAAGGTTTTCCAAACCCTTTTGGTTCTTGGCTAGAAGGACAATGTGATTGTAGACAAGATCTTGTTGACCTTCTCTTTCAGACTTATCTCTTTTATCAGATATGTCTGCACACATGTACCCTTCTAGACCTAGAATTGGCTTAATACCCTTTTCTTTTGCAGCACGATACAGTTCTCTGTGACCAGAAAGTGTACCGTGATCTGTAATTGCAAGGGCGTTCATACCCAACTTGCTAGCACGGTCTACATACTCTTGTGGAGTTGCTATGCCGTCAAATAGGGAGTAGTGAGTATGAACATGTAAGCCTACGTAGTTCATCTTACCAATCTGTGTTGGTTGATGAAGTTACAGATGGAGTATCAAACCCCAAATAAAATGCTTCTTGTTCAGCATAAGGAATTTTCTTTAATGCTAACTCAAGAGCGTATGGCTTGTATGCTGACCAGTCAAATGGTTCTTTGTCTGGTGCAGATGGAATAAGTGTGTAACTTGTTTCAGTACCCTGACCGTTACGCTTTAATTTCCATGAAATGTTTGAGATGCTTCCTGTTTCAAGAGCATACTCACGAATAGTATTAAATGCAGATTGTTTACTTACGCCCATTGACCAAATGGCTACGTATGGCTCTTCAATGCCATCATCTACAAGTACGTTGCAATAAAAACGAAGACGTGCTCTCCAGCCAGCCTTTACATCTTTACGATGCATTTCTTCAGCCCAGTCACGACCTTCTGATTCCATTGTGTCTACAGCCTTGCGCTTATAGTCTTTTGGATTTGTGTGTTCTTTAACAACAAGTGCTAATCCACGATCTTTATTGTAGTTTGCAGAATCTTCGTCAAGTTCTTCAACAAATCTAATTTTTGCAGATTGTCCATCGGCAAGTTTTAACCATCTTACCTTTGGAGAGTTTTCATCATACTTTGGCTTGTCAACTAGGGCATTAATGTTCTTGAGTCCCTTTACAATAGTCATATTATTTTTTCTCCTTTTATATTATTTAGTATCTTCTGTCGTATCCATTTTTATTTATTTGTTCTGCTGAAAGATCCCAGGTTTCGCTATTTTCCTGAATACCATGACCCTCAACAATTCTGTTGAATAAATTAAAAGCAGCACATACTGCAATTGCATCTTTTAACTCTTCTTCAGAAAATCCAGCATCAAACACGTCCTGTGCATCTTTTTTTGTAATTAAAGACGGACTTATAGTTAATTTTTTAACATAGTTTAAAATACTTTCAAGTCTATGTCCTAAGTAATTGTTTGATATTACTAAATCTATTTCTTCTTCTGGAACACCTAAAGATTTTGTAAAGACTTTATGTGATCCAACACAAAACTTGCAACTATTTAAACTTGATGTAAATGTTGCAATTAGTTCTCTGTCTTGTTTAGATAAAAAAGAATCTTCTCTCAATATCTCTTGTGCAAAAGATAATAACATCATGTACTTTGATGGCCTTTGCATAAAAACATCAACAATTGTTGAGTTGTCATTTAAAGAAGTAAATATTTTTTCGCTCATCTTATTCTCCATTATTAAAGTATTAATTCAAAATGTTTTAAAATAAATGTAATAGCAAGAACGCTCCACAATATATTAAACCAGATTAAAGTTGGAATAGTTTTTATTGTTGATGACCAAATAAGACCCAAACTTGATATTAAAGCAAAAATATAAAACCACCAAATGCTAATATCAAATAGTAAACCTGGAAGAATAATTGCTGCTTTTGCAACAAATGCAAAAAATTCAACAGTATTTGCTTTAGTCCAGTATTTTTTATGACCCATTGTTTTTAAAGCAATGACCCATTCCATGTGCTTGTTTTTTGTTTTATTTTTCATTGTCATCTTTTCTATTTTAGCATACTGGTGATAGAATTGTCAAACTGAAACTCCAGTTTTTTAATTGCATCATCATCCATGTCGCCTATATCTTTATATTTTTTATCTATGTACACAGAAGTAACAACAGGTCCAAGTCTTTGAATTAACTTATCTCTCATTATTATTCCTGCGTCATCGTTATCTGCAATCAAAACAATACTATTAAAATACTTTTCTAATAGTTTTATCTGTGCTGCAGAAACATTAGCCCCCAGCGTAGCAACAGCAGGGAGTCCTACTTGATCTAACCTAATTGCATCAAAAGAAGACTCTACTACATAGACAATGCTTGAAGTCTTTATTCTATGTAAATTAAATAGGGTCTTGCCTTTTGGCAAACCAGGAGTATTCTTAAATTCTTTACCTTCAATTGTTCTAGCAACAAATCCGATACACATACCGTCTGGAGAGTGTACTGGAATTGTAACTGAATCTTGTTTTTCTGAATAGCCAAGATTAAACTTTACTATTGAGTCTTTAGTTATTTTTCTACCTTCGTAATACCGAATTGCTCTTGGAGACTCTAATGCGTTATTATTTAATCTTTTAATTAATAATTCGTCATATTGAACAAACTCTGGCTTATTTATCAATGCTTTATTTACTGATGTTTCAATACTAGTTTCTTGCTCTTTGCTTTTGATGTATCGTATTGCCTCAAAGTATGTTCTATTGGATACATACATTACAAACTCAACAAGGGTTTTTGTGGTTTGACATCCAAAACAAAAAAACAATCCATGCTCTTTTGATACTTCGCCAGCGGGGGTTCTGTTGTTATTGTGATATGGACAAAATATAATGTAGTCTGTTCCATACTCAGCCTCAATATCAATACCAGCACCAGTCAACACACGGTTAACCTGTTCTGAAGAATAAATTTCTTTAATCATTATTTATAACTCTTTCTTGTCCAAAATTTATTTTTATAGTTTCTAATTATATTTAAATTAACATTATTAAAAAAATTTAATAATAAATTTTTTTCATATTTTTTTTCAAGAGATATCCAGTTGTCTCTTTTAATTGGAATAATTTGTGCAATTGGAGTTCCTTCTTCTATAATACCTTCAAATCCATTTTTAATAAAAAATGGCAAAAATAAAGAATTTGGATGCTTATCTGTATCAACAAATCCAGTAATAGTAAAAAATGGTAAATCGTGCCTATGGGATGGATGAGTTATCCATAAACTGTGTCCGCTTGGTGTTATTATTTTCCAATCTATTGTCCATCTATAAAATGTATTATTAAAATTATCTGGCACTGGATAGTTTCCTAAAGATCTACCATCTTGAACATCTAGTACTGGAAAGTTTGTTTGCCATTCAATATAAGGAATATAGTTTTTACCTGCTCCAATATTTTTTACAAAAATATCTGCTGGTAATTCAAGAATATATCCAGCAGTCAATGAATCCGTTACGGGAACACAAAGTTTGTACGTACGGCCATAGTTGTCTTTCTTTTTTGCTTTTAACAAAATATTTTCATTATTTGTAAAAAGTTTTTGATTTTTATACCAGTCTGGCACATAAGTTGTTGATGGTCTTGGTTTTTTTAATAGTCCACCTACATGCTCTTTTGCTTGTTGAAAAATAATTTTTTTATTTTTCATGCCTTATCCTCATAATCCTTGTAACGGTAGTATCCTCTATCAAAGTCTACCTGAACCAAAAAGTCTCCCATAAAACCATTTCTATTTTTTCTAAATACACATTCAATAATATCACTATTCGTGGCACGACCTAAAGCCATTACCCAGTCAGCATCATAAGCAATTTGTCTTGACCAAGCAGTTTGTCCCAAAGTTGGCGGGGTAGAAAGATCTTTAACATCATCTGGAGTAGCAGATGAAATAGCAATAATAGGAACCTCTTCGCTAATAGACATAAGTTTAAGTTCTCGTGAAAGGTTTTTCATACGTACTGTCTCACTATCAGCCTTTTGGTTTGGTGACATTAATTGTAGATAATCAACAACAACAAAGTCTGGTTTATACTGATCAATCTTTCCACGTATAACTGAAGGAGTTAAATCTCCGCCATTATCATTAGAGATAATGTGAAACTCTGGCCTGCCTTCTAATTTATCTGCATGCCACTTTTTAAGCATTTCAATTTCTACTTCGCCATTACTAAGTTTACGATGAGACCATAAGCCTTCACCCATAATTGCAAATACACGATTACGAACTTCTGTTTCAGACATTTCAAGACTTATGATAAGTGGGCTACGACCCTGCTTCCAGGCCTGTACAGCGAAGTACAGAGCCAACCAAGACTTTCCAATACCTGGATATGCAAGGAAGACTCCTAATTGTCCTGGCATGATTCCAGAAGGTAAGTAGTTATCAAACCCTGGCAAACCTGTTTTAATTCCAATGTGACCTAGGCTTTGCATTTTCTTTACATTCTCAAAGTATGCAATTGCTGACTCAAGATCTGTTACTTCAATATCTCTTATTGCAGCAGTATTCTTTTTTAATTCTGATGTTTTTGTAATAATATGTTCAAGAGCCTTTGATCCATTTCCGCCTTGAACTTCAGATGCTGCATTACGTAAAATGTCTTTAAGGCTATCATTGAGGTATTCTGTTTGTAATTCTTCAAGGTGATGCTTTGTTGCACCAACACCTTCTACTGGTACAAAGTCTCTAAATTTTTCTACAACTAAAGATGCTGGCGGAACTGATTGATTATTTTCTGAGTATAGTCTAATAAATTCCCAGACATCGTTATGGGTTCTTAAAAGGTTGTCAACATTTGCTTGCAGTAATACGTGGACTTGTTTATCGTTTAATACTGCAGTTATTAACTTTGCTTCTGTATTATTCACTAATCCACTTCCTTGCTAACTTTCTTCGTTCTTCTCGTTCTTTAATATCTTGCTCTACTTCTATTTTACCACTAAGAATTTTTTCTGCATTGTATGCAAAATAATTCCAAGTAGGACTTTCTGCTATCTTAAAATAATAATCTAATAAATCATAACATTGAGAAATTCCGTAAGATTCAACGAGGGCATCTGCAGCCCATTGTTCAACATTAAGATTCATGTTGCTTTTGGCTTCATATCTTTGTAGATGCAACTTATTGTATCTACTGAGCAAAGCCATACGGTCTTTGCGTTCAGTCATTATTCGTTACTGTCGGCCTCTGACTCGGCTTCTTTAACTTTTTCTGTTAACTTTTCTTCAACAAATTTATAAATTCTTTCAAAAGCCTGCTCTGTGTTTTCGTCATCACGCTTAGAATCAACTACTCCAAAATCAAACCTCAATGACTGAAAGTTTCCCAGATTAAGTGTATATCCAAGTGCTACCGATATTTTTGTATTTTCGTTTTCCATTACCCCACCATTTCTATTATTAAATGTTTTCTGCCCAAACAGGAATAAATCTTCCGTCTTCTGTCTTCGTATATGTAAGTATACCGTCTCCCATTCGCCGTGTCAATTCTTGGCTTGTAGGTGTCATATTATTTGTTATAAGTCCGTCTTTTCTTGGTTGTCCTATATGTATAGTAGCCAGTATAGCACGAATGTCCCTTACCATGCTTTCTGAATAATATGATCTAATTTGCCAACCTCTTTCACCATTTAATCTTGCTCCAATTGGTTTTGGTATCATTCCAGTTTTCATTAATTTTGGCATATATTTTCTGTGACGATTAATTAACTTAGCAGTCTCAGCAACAGTGTATGCACGTTCTCTGTTTTTTCTAAAATCAGAACGGAGACATGTTTCAAGTCTATCTTTAGTAATATTGTAAACAGAAACCATTCCAGTAGATCTTGAACTATGATGTAGCCTTACAAGGTCGCCGTTAAGAAACCATATTTTTTTATTTCCTTTTATTACAGTTTCGCTATTGTAGATTTCGCTCTGGATAATTCCTTTGCTAGTAACCATCTGCCTTCTTCGCTTTCTGCTGGGGGATGAAAAAATTTTCTAACTCCACACACCAGACAATATGTTTCCATATGTTGCATACTGCTGTACTGCCTATCAACAAAAGTTCTACCTTTACATTTTTTACAATAAATCATTAGGTTTGTCTTTAATTTGGAATGCCAACAATTACTAGATGCACTGATAAAGATAGGTCACCAGAAGCACCAAACCTTACAACACCCTCTACTCTTGTTTCTGTAACGCTTTTTAAAACAATATTTACGTTTTGTCCTGCTGGTGTTTGTCCAGTGTTTACTGGAGTTGCTGATACTATTGGTGGGTATTTAAAATCTTTAAAGTCATAGGTAAATGTTCTTTCGTTACCCGCCGAAACTGTAGAGTTGTTTGCAACTTCAACCAAACCGCCTACTATTCTTGTATTAGAGGTTTGTACCTCTGCTTTGCCCGCACTTGCTGTATCAATAATTGTTTTACTTGTTTGCTTAGAAGCAACATTTGTAGAAAGGTCGTTTACAGCCTCAATTAGTTGATACAAATATGTAACATCAAGAGGTTGCCCTCTTTCTGGTAGTGGTACTTTTGCCATTTATTCCTCCTATTTTATTATACCAAAGAAACTAAGCCAGAATTGTATATTTGCAAATTGGCATTTAGTGTTTTTTCAGATGACTCAACTTGAATGATTACACGTACATTTGTAGTTCCAGTTTTAATAAATTGATATGAATGAATTGGTGTTGTGCCATGGTAGGTTGCTGTAGCCCCATCAAATCCAACAAAAACATCATACTTTGGTCTATTTAATTCATCTCCCCATACTGCACTAATAACTGAGGCTGAAACCTGTACGGCTCCAGCAACAGCAGTGATTGAGTCATCTAGTACAAGATTTATTGGAGACCATTGAGAAGTTCTGTTTTTATCTTCAGAAACAACTCTGTATCTAAAAACGTATCCAACTTTATCATGATCTAGTGCAGGCAAAGAGGCTTTTTTAATTATAACTTTTTTAATTCCTGCATCAGCCATTATGAATTATTTCCGCTAGAAAGATCTACTGAAAATCTAAACTCAACATAGTTGTTAGTATTAGGACTCTTAACCACTGTTGCTGCACCAGAAGTTTGAATTACCGAATATCCTGTTAGTCCATAAAGTGGATTTACTGTAGCAACATTTTCCAGTTTTAAAGCATCTAAGGCTACATAATAGTTGCCCGATGGATTAACTCCATCAATAACACATGCGTATATCTTAACTACAGAAACATTATTCCAATCAAATCCAGACGTTCTATATAGTTGTTGAAGTTGTTTTGTTACTACAAAGTATCTTTCTGTAGCAAAATCATATTGTCCACCACTACTATCGTCAGCAACCTCTGCTTCAAGTCTTGCAAATTGTGTTCCGCTTGTATTTTCAAATGAAACTAAAACTCTGGCTCTTTCTGGTTGAGTGCCAGAACCATAGGTTCCGTCTCTATTTACTATTGAGAATGCTAGTCTTAGTTGATCTGTTGGAGAATTTTTTGTAAAATCAACTGTTGTTCCGCTTAATCTAATATAGTTAGATCCCGCTCCTATTTCAAAAGTATCTTGTGTTGGACCGCTATCTGATTCAATATCAAGATCAGCCTCATTGCCTTTTATCATAATTACATTATTTAAAAATCTTGGTCTTTCATATCTTGCAACTCTTGGTGATTTAAAAAATATTGGATTGTCTGCGCTTGTTTGAAATACTGGATCTGCTATAGCAATAATGTTGTCATAGTTTGGGGCATCCAACGCATTAGACTCTGTATCAATTGCTACTGCAGATGCTGCTGTTACATATTGCCAATTTTCTGTTTGCGTAAACGCAAAAACTGTTTTACTATCATACGCTCCCGCAGAAGGATTAGAACCTGCAGAATATATTCCAATTTCAGATATTTCATATCTTTCTTCTGTTGGTAGTTCTGCTGTTAAAACAATTTTATCTACACCGTCTTCGTTTACAAAACCTCTAGAAGATATTGGAACACGAAACATTTCAAAATCTAAATTTGTTTTTGTTGAATAGTCGCCAATTTCATCGGAGGTATCCAATGGTGTAGCACCACAACCAATAGCAATATACGAGGCGTAGGCAGGAGCCTGACCAAGTAAATATTTTGCAATAATAGATTTACCAGTATTAGTTATCATGAGGTATAGTCTCCAAGATCTGCTTCATATATTGTACCACTTACGCTAATCTGTGTTTCTATTTGCTCATCAGGATTTATGTTAATAAATTCAATAACCAAGTCTCCTGTTGCGTTAAGGTATACGTTTTGTCCATCAGTGCCGTTGCCAATTTCTGGAATTTTGTCTTCTAGTTTAATTGAAAATCCAGCAAAAAACTTGTCTGCGGTTTGTTGTAGGCTAAGGATATTATTTGAATTATACCTTTGTTGAATGGCTGAAAGGTTTTTAATTGGTTGATATGATATTTTTTGTCCATTAACAATGTCAGACCTTGTTATACTAATTAATTCCTGTCCACCAATATTTTCAAATATTTGATCAAACATTCCATCTATAGGAACTGATTCTTCATCAAATAATATAATATCTAATGTTGCAGTTTTAATTGGTGGTGGTGGAGGAGAAACTGTTACTGGTAAGTTTGGGGTTGGTGGTTTTGCAACTACACTACCTGTTATAAAATTAGTTCTCCCCGCACCTACACCTACACCCGCACTCGCACTCGCATCTGACCCTGGTTTATATCCAGTTTCTGTGCGAACAGTTCCCAGCGGTATGGGTCCAACAAATAATCCATTTGATACTGCTGGCTGAAAAGCATCTGCAATTGCTTCAAAAAAAACAGGAGATTTTTTAGGTGGAGTTTGTGTAACTTTAGGTGGAACATATGGACTATATTTTGCAGTGCCAGTAAACGTAGGTGTTTTTGTTGATGCAGATGTGACTCTGTTCTCTTTTGTATTTGCATTTTGAACTATTTTAGATTTTCCACCGCCTGAATTTTCACTTGCCATCTTACACCTCCGCCAAATAAAGAGTCATGTCTGGACCATTTATTCTTCTTGCATACTCAATATTATAAACTATAAATCTAGAATTTGATGAAGTAACTAAATCTAAATTATTAGAATCTTTATAGTTAATCGTTACTATATCTCCAAGTTGAATTGTTGGAGTTGCAAATATTTTTAAACCAACTGACTTTTTAGGAACCATAAGTTTATCTATCATCCAGCCCATTAAATTTTCTGCATCATCTTGAGTCTGTATGTATGGGGTATCTAAGGTAAACTCATTGTTTCCATAAATCATTCTGCTTCTTTTAATTTCATCAAACCTTTGTTTTTCAACTTGAGGAGAAACAATCTGAGAAGATCCAGTTAATAATGGATTAGAAAAATTACTACGTTTTTTAAAGTATTCATCAACTGTTAATTCGTGGGTGGTATCTTGTGTAAATGTAACGCCTTGAATTCTTAAATAGTTACCGCTTGTTTCGTCAAGATTTAAGGCTGTGTCTGTAGCATTAAATATTAAAAACTCAGCACCGTATGAGTCTGCATAAAAACCAGATGAAACATAGCCTTTGATATTATTAAATGTTGGTGATAGTTTGGCGTAAAGTGCGGGGTATGCACGATCATACTTAACATCAAAGTAAGCACATTCTCTCATTATTGAGCCAAACTCATCAAAGTATAAATTATATTTAGGTGGTTGTTGAGCACTAATTCCAGATAGATAAGTTGCTTGAACCATACCACTCATTGCATATTTTCTTAAAGATTCACTAGCACTTATTTCATTATCCCCAAAAGCAGATGATAATGTTTCTCCAACTGTAAAGACACTATTTTGAGAATAGTTCTGCGACAAAGCATAAATATTTTCAAACATAACTCTAGATGAGCCACGAACAAATGGGGCCATGTTATTATATATTGGAAGTGGGTCTGTATCATCTACAACTTTAATTAATTGATTATTAATATATAAATAGAATCTTCTTATTTTTCCTATGTCTTGATACTCTACTGCTAAATCATATACCGTCGGATTTTCTTCACCAGCCATTCTATACTGACCAGTAAACCTGCCATCGTCAACTATAATTTTTGCTAGACCACCGTAAAGTTTTACAGGAATTGCATTATTATTTGATGCATCTTTTTTAATTTTATAAAACACAACATTGTTAATGGAAATGTTTGATTGATTATTTTTATCTAATTTTAAATATGACTCTACATTGTCTTCTGTTAATGCAGCAATTTCAAAATAATACCCGTTATTAGTAGTCGGATTAAGTAATACTGCAAGACCCCCTGATCCACCACCAATACTTACGTTTTGGTCTGGTTGAACTCCAGCAACCTGATAATAGGTTGTGCTTCCATTTGGCGTTTGACTACGGCGTTCGTTGTTTTCAATTTTTCCAATAATACGCATTCTTGTTCCAAAATGTTTATAAGAATTGTCTAATTGTTTATAAACATAAGAAACTAGATCAATTGGAGTTTCGGTTGTTTCAAAAGTTGGACCATTCATTACTAACGCTGACGATTGAATTGTTCCAGTTTTAGGAGATATGGTTGAGTTAACTGGAGTCTCCGTTGTATAACTTGAAGACATAAAGTTTTTAATTGTTCCGCCTCTTGATGTTTGTTGGGCTTTAGAGTTACTAACTCCTGCTGCTCCAACCGTAGTTGCTGGCAAAGAAATATCTTCAAGCAAGGTAGTTGTAAATAAATATTGAGTTTCCATGTCACAGCCTCTAACATAAGTATTATCTGACCAATAGGTGTCTATTCCAGCAGTGTGACTTGTTATTGTTGTTCCAAATTGAGCACGTCCATGTTCATAAACTGCACCATTTTGTAAACGAGTAACGCCTTCAATTTCTTCATAAAAAGGAACTGTGTAAATTCTTACTATCCCAGTTGGATATATTTTTCCGTTAAACGGCAAAGATCTAAAAAAGTTTTGATATTCCTGATTATTTGTAATCCACACATTACTGCTACCTTGTCTATGAGAAACTCTCCATGCTTGAATTTCTTCACCCTTTTGTGCTTCTGTAATTTCTCCATTTGCAACTCTTTTGTCTAAATTATCAATAACACTTGTTGGCGCCAATCTTCCAGGTAAAACAATTTCGGGTTTAGATTCATCTAAATTTATACCGTCTGACAATATTGGATACCAAATTGCAAGGGTAACGTTAAACTGTGCAGCGTCATATCTAATAACTTCTCCGTTAGAATAAAAATATCCTTGATATCTTGTAAGCCAATAAACATTTTCTCCAAGATCAAAAACATTGTTTACTATTTTACGATTAATCACACTTGGTGGTAATGCACTTAAATCAGAGTTTAATGGCATTGCTCCTAAAACATATTTGCCTTGTTTAGATGCCACCTCATTAATTGTTTTAGTTGAATCTGTTCCAGATACCTCCCATAAAAGTGCTGGCTTGTAAATCCAAGTCTTGTCTATATCAATCATGCTTGCTTGACGAACAGAACCATATGATCTTTGAATATACCTAGTTGTATAATTAATTTTTCCGTTATTATAAACCTTTTTGTCTTCAGATGCAATTGAAATAATATTTGGAAGCGTTCCAGATGATAAGTTTTCAACAATACCGCTAACAGATTGGTTATTAGATCCAGATAAAACCAGACTAGACGTTCTATCATCTATGTCTGGAAGCATGTAGTTTTTGCTCATCACAATAAAATTGTTGTATTCATCAAAAAACATTGCTGTTTGTGTAGAGACTGCAAGTTGATTTAATACTTCCGCTACCGTTTGATCTGGAGCAATAAAGAAATACGGAATAATTGGATCTGGCTCATTTGTTGTTCTATAAAATGCGTAGTTGCTAAATCCAATATAGTCAAGTATTAAACTAATTGCATAACTAAGTGATACTTCTGTTACCAACATTCTTGGCGCAGGCATAGATTCTAAAAAGAAATAGAAGTCTCTTAAGGATATTTCTAGTGTGCCAGCGGTAACATTTGCTTGTGGAAATCCGTCAGAGTAAAGTGTTTTAATTGGAACCCAATAGTCAAATCCACTCACATTTAATATTTTTTCATAAAAATTAAATTTAATATTTTTACGAATATAATCACTAACTATGCTAGCAGTGTTGTTGTCATTAAATGCTTGATCGTCATCAAACAAAGATATACTTCCAGTTGAGGCAAGTAATTGTCCCACTGGCAGGGCAGATGTTCCAAGATCAGAAAGAATTTTTTTAATACTATATTCTATTGTTTTATTAGATATGTCAACAACTAATCTTGGCGACATTTCAATTAAATCAAAGGTAGAATCAAACTTATTCATTCTTTCTACTACAACTCTTATCCCACGAATATTTTGAAACTCTCTATAAACGGTTTGCCCATTTGTTGTTTCTTGAAATGATAGCGGGTTTGTTAAATCCGTAATAAATGTTGTCTTATTGTCAATTTGCTCACTTCCTAGTACCCATCCGTAAGCAGGAGTAAAAGTATCGTATGTGTCAGTAGTACTATTCCAAACATGGTATGTTCCAACATTTCCTACGTTTGAAATAACTAAATATGCATATCCGTTTATTGACTCGTTTGGTAGTAGTGTAGATGAAGAAAGAGTTTCTGCAAATACAAAACTATCTTTAAAATTATCTGGAATATTTTTTAATCTATATTGTAATTCAACATATCCATCGTGAGTAATAATTGGAGATCCATCATCACGAGTGTCATTTTCAGTAAACACATAAGAGTCTACCCAGTTGTTTTCTTCAAGATGCTGAACTTTCCATCTTGTTGGAGTTGTTTTATTTGCGTTACCAAAAAACGGATCTTCAAAGGTTCTAGAAATATCAGTAAAATCTCCTAGATCTATATCTCCAACATTGGTTTGCATTTTTACAATAATTCGGTTTGCTGGTACGTTTTCTTTATAAACTACAAATGGAGCAGCATCATCTATATAGTAGTTGCCATTGACTATGGTTTTAGCAATACCTCTTTCAATACCGTCTTCAGTTCTAAAAGATGTAAAGTATTTAAATTGATCATAACGTGATGCCATATAATATCTTGGCCTTCTAGCAAGATCGCTGCCAGAGTTTGACAAAAATTTACCTTTAAAAGCAACTGCTTTATTAATACCAGATCTTGGTCTAAATGGTTTTATGCAGTCTTCTAATGAGTATAAAAGTTTATTTTTTTCTTTTATTGATGTAAAAATTTGTGGTGTTCCATTATTTTCAAACCCTCCATCAATAACAACATCTGCATCTGTGGCTCCAGTATAAAATAATCCAGCATCTGCGTTATCAAATGTGTTGGGTAGTGTTAAGAATTGAGAGTTTTGTTCCTGAGATCTGTATCTATAATTGCCGAGTTTAAATATATTATCTGGCATATTCATGTTCCACTCAGCCAGAACTAGTGATTCTGTTTGTATTGTTGCAGATGTTTCAAAGTGATTCTTTAGGTCGGTACTTTCAAACATTTAAACTTCTTCCAGGGTTACCGATATGTTCCAAAGATCATGATTTGTTGCACCACGTTTTACGACGGAATAATTAAAATCTGCAAAATAAACTTCAATAATTTGATTGTATCTGTTCAAACCAGTGTATTCATAGGTTTCGCCCTCTAGGTTTGTATATTTATCATAAGCAAGATACATAAAGAATGGACCTTGATGTGTCTCATACCAATCAAGAAGTTCTACTCCACCTGCACCACCATCTGCTGTGTACTCTGTTGTAGATCCTTCACTTGGTGATACTCCTGTTGTTGAGTTAAAATTTGGTAATCCTGAATACCCTCGTGAAGGCAGCATGTTCCAAGATACAGACATTGTTAATTTATCTGCAATGTGGTATGAACGCATGCGACCATTAATAGTTCTTTGACGTTGCTCAATTCGCTGGGTATTAAATTGCATATCCCCTCTATTATGATCAGATAAAATAATAAACTGGTCTAGAAGGTTTGGATCTGTTTCTGTTGTGGAGGCTCCTACCTCTACTCCAGTAGGCACGTATAGGCCATTAGAGAGGGTTCCAGAGTTGTTTGCCCATAAGATGCCCTGGGGTCTGGTATACCTGCGTCTACCCGTTAAATAAGCACTAGTAGCCATTATCGCCTCTGTCCCCTAATTCTTTGTGAATCAACATTTTTGATTTCTCTCATTACCGCATTGGCAATATCTTTAGCACTTCCATTAGCACCATTAATACTGAATCCTAAATTATAATTATACACTGCTGTGGAGTTATCATTTGTAGATGTTGAAATGTTATTTACTGGAACTTGCGGTTGTCCGCCACCACTAAGCATTCCAGGATATTTGGATTCGTTTAATCTTTCAAGTAATGGAGCATATGCCCTTGATGCTGACTTATTTACTATAAATTCTCCAGGAGTTAACATTGCTGGAACGGTGTCAGATCCTATTGCTCTACCGCCAAAAGCCATGGCTTTAACTATTCCCATTCCGCCTTTGCCTTTAGATAATATTGGTCCACCAAACATTTTTCTTTGTGCTCCAGTAAATGGATCAATGTTTGGGTTTGCTTTAAAATAAGCATCGGCTTGGGCCTGTAGTCTTGAAGACATTCCTGCCATGGCCCTTGCCCCGCTTACAGTATTGCCCATAGCAATTGATTCTTCATATACTTTTTTAAATACTTGATCGTTTTTAGTAGTTTCTGTAGTTGGTACTCCAGCACCTGAAACTGCTGAAGAACTAAGGCCAGACATGTAGCCTGAAGATTTAAGCAAGGCTGCTGCAAGTCTTTCTGCATTGGTTGCTTGTTTTAATAACTCTGCTGTAAACGGAATTCCTGCTGTTTCTGCTGCTGATATTAATTCAGCAAGATTATCAATATCTTCTTTTGTTTTTCCAGCATAATATGATCCTTCTTTTAGAACACTTACTTCTTTGTTAAGAGTTGTAATGTTTTTATTAATTGAAACAATCTTGTCTTCAATTACTTGTTTTTGTGATTCTAAAGTTTTTAGTTGTGTTGCTTCAATTGTACTTATCTCTAATTGAAGTTGTTTATTTTCTTTTTCAAGAGCAACTCTTCCAAGGGCTGTAATTGCCATATCACGATTTGCAGTAAGTCCTTCTCTTTGTCCAGTTACTGCTGATTGTGCCCGTTCTGCTCTTGCATCTTGCATAGCCATTGCAGCGGCAGATATATCTCCACGAGTAAGGGCATCTGCAATTGACATTCTCTGTTTTTGAATGTTTGCAATATTTTGATTAGCCTTTTCAATTTTATCAAGCGCTTCTATTTGTTTGTTATATTTTTCATTAATGACATCCTCTTGTGCTGCTATTTTTTCTAATGCAAGATTATTTTTATCAATTGTTGTTTTTTTAGGATCAATTTCTGTCCTTGTAATTTGTTGAATTTTTTCATTTATATCTGCTAACTTTTGTTCTTGAGCAGTCAATTCATCAGTTTCTTTTTTAATTTTAGGGGCAAAGTCTATGTCAATTAACTTTTCACGAAGTTTTGCTACTGCTTGCAATCTTTCTAGTTCATTTTTAAAAGTGGTTGTTGGATCGGCAAAATCTTTTTCTGCTTGTGCTTGCGCTTTTAATACCTTTGAATACTCTTTAATATCTGCAATTATTTTAGGGAGAAGTTTAGATGATTTATTTTTAAGAATATATGACGCTATTTCTGCATCATTAGATAGTTCAGTTGCAGTTTTTTCATCAATTTTTGCATTACGTAAGAGTATAAATGCCTCTGTTTGTTTTTTAATTGCTTCAATTCTTTCTTTTAATGGATTGGTTTTTCCAGCGGCTGCAGCGGCTGCTGCTGCTGATGCCTCAGCATCTTTGTCTGCTTTAGTAACTTTATTAATTACGCCAATTGTTTCATCATACAATTTTATTAATGCTTTTCTTCCTCTTTGCTGATCTTCATAATCTTTTGATGCAAGAAGTTTAAAAATTCCACTATCTTTATCTAAAACCCCACTACTAATTAAAGCAAGAGTTTGCATTTGTAGTACTGCGCCTTTTAGATTTGCTAAAAATGGTGCTGCGTCAATGTTAAGTGATTTAAATATTTCCATTAAAACAAGTTTTTGATTTTCGGCATTGAGATTTTTAGTTGTTCCTAAAATTCCAAACATTGTTGCTTCAAAATCATCTGCGCTAATTAATCCAAGTTTAAACATTCCAGCAGCAGAGTTTGAAACAGAAGATATGGTTGTACTTAATTCAGAAAGAGATTTTTTAGCAGCATTTGACATTGTATCCAATGCACCTGGAGTTTTACCTTGAAATGCTTGCAAGAAACTATTTTTAAATCCTTTAAATAATCCCTCTGCTCCAGTAGGCCCAGTCTTTAGACTTTTTTCTAAACTTAAAATAATTGGTGCAATTTGAGTTTGAATTCCTTTAATTGATTCTGCAGAAAAGTTAAGAGACTTAACGTCTAGTTTAATGCTTGTTTTACCAGCCTCTTCACGAAGTGCATCAACAATTGTCTGAACTTGTTGTTCTGCAAAACCCTGTGCCTTTAAATTAAGAGCAAGAGTTGTAAAAGCCAGTCTTGCTTCTTCTGCTGTAGCAGCAGAAAGTGTTTTGATAGTTGGAGCAAATTCTGCCTGGAATCCCTCGTCTGCTCTTAACCTATCTCTTGCGCTCCTTGTTTCTTTTCTAACAACTTCTCTATTTTTAAGATCAATTGGAAGTTTTGTTGGAACAATGCCAAAGAAGTCGCCTAGAGTTTTTACTTGTTGTGTAGTGGTTTTCATTGCATTTGAAAGACCATAAATATATTCTAATTCTTTTTTCCTTGCGTCATTTATTAATTTAGTTGCAACAACAAATCCCGTTAAGGCAATTGCTGCTACTCCAAACTTAAGTTTTCCAATATTTTTAATAATTCCTATAATTTTTTGACCAGTAAATAGTTGAAGTATAGATGATAGTGCAAATAGTGGTCCAGTTATTTGAAATAGTATTTGAGAAAACTTTCCAAGATTACCGCTAGACATTGAAGCAACACCCGACAGGGCAGATAAAGCAAAGGTACCACTCATAAATGCCTTGTTTAATGAATTCATTCTTGCATTCATTTTTGCAGTCTGTCTTTGTGATGCTGCTGCTAACAGTGCATCTCTATTAAATCTTGCCTTTGCTGTAATATCTCCTAAAGAAACACCTGGTCTTGGTGCATTTGCTGCTACGGATCCTGGTTGTCCTGGTGCTCTAAATGGAATGGATCCAACTCCACCTTGAACTCCTGTAGTAGCAGCCTTACCCAATTGAGATCCTACTAGGGCAACATCATCCTGTCTACTCTTCATACCTTCTTCAAGACCACGACCAATATCTTCGCCAGTTCTTCTCGTTTTTCTTGATGGTGAGTTTGTTCCTGCTGCTGTTGCAGTTGCATTAACGGCTGATGTACCAACCATCTCTCCAACTTTGGCTGCTTCTATAATAAATTCTTTTTTAAATGCTGTAAGATCATTTCTCATTCGTGACAAAGTTGTTTTAGCATTTATAGACATTTTATTATAAATCTCTGCTGCTTGATTACTAGTAATACCTAATTCTTTAGCAACATTGTGTGTAACAACAAATCTACTAGATTGTGGATATGGAATGTTTTCAGCACCAACCATTTGACTTTGCATTTTTCTAAATTGACTTGGTGTTCTTGGTGTAGATTTCTTTTGTTTAACATAAGAATCTTCTGTTATTGGAATTCTTAATCCTCTAACTCCTGCCCTGTCTGGACTAAAGGTAGTTGAGATTTGTTTCATATTGTTATATGCTTTTTCAACACGGACATCTGTTTTTGCTACTTCTTCGTATGCCTTTCTTAAAAGATTATTAAGTTCTTCAGAAGTTATTTCTGTTTTGTCTCCCAAAGCATCAAAACCTTTAATAATTCCATCTGTTATTTTTTTATTAATTACCTTAAATTCATCAATAGCCATTCCTGAAGAAACAAGTTGTCTTTGTAATTCTACATCTCGTGTTTCAGCAAATCCTGCACCAACTAGATTTTGTTTAACTTTTTGTGTGTTTGCTTTTCCTTTAGTTTGCATCAATCTATTAATCTCTGTAAATTGTGCTACAACTTGATTGTCAAAAGTTGTAAATACCTTACTTAGCCCATTGTCAAAAGATGCAACCATTTTTCTAATGTTTTTAGCAGCAGTTGTTTCTAAACCTTCAACCATTGCAAGTAGTTCTGAACCAGTCCTACTGCTTTTCATACCAAAATGAGATATATCCATTCCGCCTGGAACATCAACTGCTGTTCCTAAACTTCTTCCTTTTTGATATCCAGGAATATTGTCTGCAATCATTCCATTAATTAATGGGGCATACTTCTTTGTCATTTTTGCTGGAATAACTGATTCTCCTGGAGTAAGCATTGCAGGAACAGTATCCTTATTTCCACTACCTGGAACACTTACAATACCGTCTGCTAATTTTCTAACTGCTCTTCCTGGCATCATCATTCCAGGGTTGTTCATTGAAAAGTTTCTTGCTGCTCCTGCTGCTGAGTTGTATGCTGATATAAGTTTGTTTATTTGTGCTACTTCAGCAGTAAATGTTTGTGTTAAGTTTGCATGTGTTTGATTAAGAGAGTGTGCTGCTGCTGCTGCATCTAACTGCTCCATGGTCATATACTGTGTTTGTTCTCCTAGTATTTGTGATTGACCAGTTAATCTTTGATATCCCCCACGAAGAGTTAGGAACAACTTAATAATATTTGCAATACCGTTTGCAAGCAAACCAAATGTCATAAGAAGTACAGGCCCTACCGCACCAATACCTACTGTTAGTAATGTAATTAATTTTTTAGTGCCATCTGAAAGGTTGGAAAACTTTTCAAGAATTCCACCAACAAACTCAATAATTGGCGTAAGGGCTTGCAAGAAAGCCTCTCCAACTGGAACAAGTGCAAGTTTGAGATCTTCAACACTCTTTTTAAATTTATTCATGGAAGACTCTGCAGTCATTCCTAATTCTTTTTCAGATAAAGATGCTAGTTCTTCTACAGATGAATTTGCTAAATCAAGAACACGAGCAGCCTGATTTCCATCTTTTGCTACGTTAGCAAAAAGTGTTGACAAACGAGCAAATTGGAACTTACCAAACATTTGTTCAATTGCTCTTGCTCTTGATAAAGGATCTAATTGATTTAATGCTTGAGCAAATCCAATTACTGTTGCTTTTAAGTCACCTTTATTTTTTTCAACAATAGCATTAGCATTAATTCCAAACCCTGCAAGCATATCTGATGCTTTTTTAGTTGGATTAATTAATGCTGCAAGACCAGACTTAAGTGCGTTAGCACCTTCTGATGCATTAATTCCACCCTCTTTCATAGCGGCCATAAAGAATGTTAAATCTTTTACGTCTCCACCTAATTGCTGAATAACTGGCGCTACCTTTGGAATTGCAGTAGTAATGTCGTCAAGAGATACAACTGTTTGGTTTTCTACTGCGTTAAGAAAATCAATTGATTCTGCAAGTTTGTCGGATGACATGCCAAAAGCATTTTGTAATGATATGGTTGTTTCAAGAGCCTTTTGACTTTCAACCTGACCAAGAATAGAAAGACGTGTTGCTTGTGCTGTTTGACGTTGTAAATCTAATCCTTGAAAACCTGCTGCTGCAGCCTCTGATGCTAAGCCAACAGTAGTAGAAACTGCAACTCCATACTTAGTAAATTGTTTTCCAAGTTCTATAATATTATCTAATGCTGCTTGCGTTTCACCCTGCGGTGTAAATAGATCTCCATAAACCTTTCTAAATCTAAGTGCTTGGGCTTCCATATCCATAAAGGTTTTTGTTGCTGTTGAACCTAAAACCATAAGTGGCAAGGTAAAGCCAACCATCAACTGACGACCAGCCCATTGTGTATTCTTACCAAAGTTTAATAAATTGGTAGATCCTTGTTTCATTAACTGATTAAATAATGCTTGCTTTTGTGCTGCTATTTGAATTTTGGTAGTGTAGTCGCTCATGTCCAGTCTAGTAGGCATAACAGCCATTGCCTTCATTGCACCGTTAGTGTCACGACCCATCTTGATGTATTGGGTTTGTAGTCTCTTTACCCGCTCTTCGGCTACCTTACCAATTGTGTCAAACTCTGATTTAAATAATCTTCCAAATGTTTTTGTAGATGCTCCCGCATAGCGGAAGTACTCACGCATTGAGAATTTATTTTTTTCTAATGAGTTAGTAAATGATTCTGCAGATGTTCTGACTGTACGCATTTCGGCAGTAAAAGAACCGATAGCGTTTATACTATTTAAAAGATTTTTTTGTAAACCCTTTTGAGCAAGGGCTGCTGCTTCACTTGATCTGGCTATTGAGGTGTGAAACTGAGATATCTGACGTTGTAATGCTTTTAACTGTGCTAATGCATTAGACGAATCAATATTAATACCAATATTAGCATTAACATCAGCCATTTAGT